GGAAAGGAAGGGTACTGATCAGATCGTCTTTTATTCCAGATATGACTTCCAGTGCCGGAATAGATTTGCTGTATCCAAGCAATTTCCTGTATCCGGGAGATGATGTGCTACCGATAGGGGACAACGGAACGGCAGCGCAAACAGGATTCAGCCATGCAGAAAATGTTCTGAAATCCGGAGAGCGGACAGCATATGCAATGTTCAGTAACGATTTCTCCGTGGTAGATGGAACGGTGACGTTTCTTCCGGAGTCAGAAGCGGATTATGTTGATACGACTGGATATGTCAGTGATAGCATAGCGGATGAAAACGGGGAGTTTCAGGACATACCAAAAATTATCATCGAATTTGAGTCTGGATATATTTGTTACGGTTTTGCTATTCAATTCCGGAATGTGGCACCTAAAGAATACCACGTAGTAACCTACTATCAGGAAGAACAGGTGCAGGATGTAACGGTCGAAAATCCTGGATTATACAGCCAGTACACAGAACAGCTTGACCGGTTCGACGTCATGGAGATTGTGTTCAAGAAAGGTTACCCAAATGCCAGAGTGGCGGTTGACTCAGTATTATTCGGAAATGCAACGGATTACACGCTGTCAAGAGATTACAATCTGAAGGGTTCACCGACTGCAACAAGACAAGAAAGAGTCAAAACGATTGCGGTTAAGCGAAGCCTTTACAGAAATTCTACATTGGCAATTAAAGAATTATCGTCAGAAGAACTCACACTGGCCGGAACAGAGATCACGAAAACGATTCATTTTAGCAAAGCGTCATACGGTCTTACAGTGTCAGTAGAAGAAGGGAACGCAACGGCAGCGATTACTGCCAGCAGCAACTACTTCGCAGATATTAAGATCACCGGAGCAGCAGGTGAAAAAATCAGATATTCTGTCAAGGGATATGAATATGTTGTGGATGAACTGTATTACAGAGTCAACCACAATGACACGGGTATTGAAAAAGCATGGAGCAATCCTCTTATCAGCGCCGAAGAGTTGGCAAAAGATCAGGAGGAATGGCTTGCATCCTACTATCTGGGTGATGTAGATTATCAAATTTCGTGGAACGGAGATCCGAGAACAGATGCGAATGATCTTTTCTATCTGGAATTAAAAGAAAGAGACAACACGATGATACGAGCCTACCAGAATGAGCTGAAATATAGCTCCGGATGGTCAGGCACTTTAAAGGCAAGAAAGGTGGTGCTGTAATATGGCGTGGATTCAGCCTAAAACAAACTGGGCGGTTGGAGACAGGTTTAATATATCGGATTACAACCGTATTAAAGGAAATTTGAATTTCTTGCATGAGCGAGCGGAAAAGTTTTATCCGAATTTCAATATCATCAATATGGGAGCGGATAAAGAATATTCCGATTACCCATATGCCAGTGAAATCAATAATTTTGAAAAAAATCTGGAAACTATCAACGAAAACGTTTTCACACAAGATTTTGGTGTAACAGCAACATTCTACAGCAACGGAGCTTTTATCCAGTGGAATGAACTGAACCGGATAGAATCAGCTATGCTGAGCATCTATGAAATGCTGAACCGGCAAGAAGCAGGATTGCCGGTGTTATCGTTCAGACTGGGTGGAATGAAAGGAGTGAGAGTATAAATGGCATTAAAGACGGATTATAAGGATGATATTCCGGCTGCAGGAACAAGTAGAAAATATACAATGATAACAAATTCTGACAGCACTATTACGCTGGAAGACGCCACAGAGTATCAGCAGACCGGTGACACCTTTGGGGCAAAGGATATTAACGCAACAAACATTGAAGTGAACAAACTGGAAGGAGTTAAGTCAGTGACTCT